AGGCCGAGAAACAATGGAACTGGTATTGGGGCGAACTCGTCAAAAACGGTTCAGCGATTGACGCACAGAAGAAGGCGGAAGCCACAGCCGAAGCCGGGCGCGTGCGTGAAGAAGCCGTTGGAAAACTCAAAACAGAGTGGGGCGCTAAATTCACCGAAAATGTCAGTATTGCCGTAACAGAAGGATTCAAGAAATTTGCGAAGAACGATCCGGCGGCAACTGATTTCATTGAAAAGGCGACCTATGAGGGCGTTCCCATCGGAGACCATCCGGTATTTATCAAACTCTTTTACGAGATCGGCAAGGCAACCATGAGTGACACCACAGGCGGAAGAGGCGGGGTGGGAGCAGAAAGCGGCGATCCTGATGCAAAGACAGCGCGTGAAATGTTCCCGTCAATGAATAAAAAATAGGAGATATTATGGCTACTTTAACAAGTTCTTACAGTTTGGTTGAGCAGGCGAAGCGAATTGACCCTGACGGCAAACTTTCAAAAATCGTCGAAGTATTGAACCGCAAAACGGGCATGATACTTGAAGAGGCTCCGTGGATTGCTAGTAACGACGTATGGGTTAATAAGACTGTACGCAGGGCCACTCTTCCCACGGCTTCACGCAGAAAATTGAATAAGGGCGTTTCTAAGGGTGTTTCCCGGACGACTGAAGTCATGGACGTTATCGAAATGCTCGGTATTTACGCCGAATACGACAAGGATTATATTGATTCCTTCCCCGATGCGGCCAGAGCAAGACTTCAGGAAGCCAAGGCGTTTCTTGAGGGCATGGGCCAGACGCTTACCTCTGACATTCTGTATTGCGATTCCAATGCAGATCCCGATGGTATGCATGGACTCTCTCCCCGGTTGGACACGGTGGACAGCGAGTTTGTTTTCAGTAATAGCGGCAGTTCCGCAGTCACATCAATTTACGTTGTGACATGGGGCGAAAATGAATGCTATCTGGCTTATCCGAAGAATATGGCGAATCTTGGTATATCCCATCAGGATTTGGGCGAAGTCACGCTTGAAGAATATGATTCCTCCGGCGCGGCTACCGGCCGTCTGTATCAGGGTTATCGGGATTACTTCCAGGCTAAATGCGGTCTGGTCGTTCGCAATCCGAAGTGTATTGGTCGCATCGGCAATATCGAAAGTTCCGGCTCCACAAACACCTTTGATGAAGATCAGTTGATTGCTCTTCTGGGAAATATGGAAGTAAACGCTTCCACCAGAATTTACTGCAATCAGACGATTATGACTCAGGCTCGCATCAAAATGAAAGATAAATCCAATGTTCATTGGGTTGCACAGCCGAGTAATCAGGCGTTGGCCGGTCTGCCGTTCCTGTCTTTTGATGAAATTCCCGTACGGAAAATTGACAAAGACATACTGCTGAACAGCGAAACAGTTATTTCTTAACCTATAAAAATAAGGAGGGCTTAATATGCCTATCATGGACGAACAGTTATTGTTATGCGAGGAATTGGACATCGCCGGTGTCAGTGGTACAGACACGACCAGTACCAATGAAATTTATATTCCTCAGATTAAAGATCACAAGGGAACTTCCATTGACGATTCCCCGAACAACAGCGGTAAGCTGTTCTGGAATTGCGTTGTTGAAGGTGCCGACCTTTTGGCGGGTACAGATGGTTCGACAATTCAATGCGATCTCTGGTGCCATTCAGCAACCGGAGCCGTAGATAACGGTTCAATCATTCTGACCAAAACCATTACAGCGAATACCCCGACAGATCAACCTGATGGAACGCAGTTGTTCAGCATTCCTCTTCCGGCGGGTCAGTTGGATCAGTATTTTGAGGCTGAGTTTACCATTGGTGTGCAGACACTTTCAACGGGTAAAGTGACATCGTGGATCGGTAACTCAATTCAGCAGGGACAGTAAAACTAACCAAAACCGAGCGGGGCGGTATATCCCCGCCTTTTA